ATACGAACTACATCACCAGCTTCGATTTGTATACCAGAGTAATCTAAACTAAATGTAACAACTAAATCTTCACGACTTTGTAACAATCTACGAATACCAATGTATGTACTTTGAATACTGTTGTTAACTAATGGAAGATTAATAGTCAATCTGTTTTGTGCTTCATTTGGACTCAATAGATTTGGATAGTAATCTACTAAATTAATGATTGGGAAATCATATTGATCTCTAATGTTAAAGTTAGGATATTGAACTTCAAGACTATTGTATGTTTGATTTAAGTCAATTGGGTTTACTTCAATACCCGATACTAGGTTACTGTCATCAATTAAAAACAATGATGTTTCTGCACCAGTATATGGCTTATTGATAACAACACGCCATTGACCATTTAATTCGCTGTATTGTAACCAACTATCACATGCATCAACTAATTGTTGTAAATTATCTAAACAATTTGAACCTGTTGCAACAGGACCATTTATACGATATCTTGGTTGTTCACCAGTAAATGTTCCGCCACTAACGTAAGCAGGATACCCTGTTGAATTCACTGGACTAGTTTTTGCGTAATCATTATAAAGTGCAAACAATGTTGGAAATCCAGCAAACGTTTGAACATAGTAAGTATTACCATTTAAGTTAGTCATTCCAACTACACCACTAATTGTTACTTTTGATTCATTTGTTAATCCATGTGGCACATTTGTTTCAATAATACATGGGTTATCCTGTGCCGCAAATGTAATAACTGCACTACTGGTAAAGTCAATGTATTCATCACTATAATTATTCAATGCTATTAATGATGCTGTATCGACATTTGCCGCTGGAATAGCACAACCATATACTGTATCTGTCATGTAATTAAAAATTGCTGTACCAGGCTGAATATAATCATTACTTAATTGAACTTTAAAATTACCTACGTTTGTTGTTCCGGCATCACGGTCAAACTTCATTTTAACAATTATAAAGATTGTATCTTCCATAGTATCAGTGCTTGTCCATCTTTGATCTACAGGGATATCACTATCTTGCAATACTTGAATAGCAGTTTGTGCTGTGTTAACTGGGCTATTACTGTTACCATTGTACCAATAAATGTTCATCTTACCATTGATCTTTGTACTTGTTTGTACTGGATCAGCATTATTACTCCAACTAATTACTTTTGTATTATCAACATTGTCAAATGTTAATTCATTGTTGTTCCAATATATTGATTTAAATTCCCATTGTATTGCTGCCGAGATATCTCCTGCTTCACTTAATGTGATAACATACCACATTGTTTGTTGGTCTGTTGATATCTTAGCATCAGTAATTGCACCCTCAACGAATGCACTACCATATACCATTGGTAGTTTATTTGCAGTTGATGGATCTAATTGTATACGACCATTATTGTCTTGTGAACCTGTTGGTGCTGTAGATTCATTTCTATCAGCAACTAATTTACTGATACCAATTGTTAATAATGTACGTGCGGCAAAACTAGCAACAGTACTAAATGAAATTTGTGCTATTGCCGTGCTAATGTAGGCTGCGGCTGCTGTAAAAATTGGCATCTTATACGCTCCAAGTGTGTTCTATTGGTCTGAAGCCGAATCGTGAATAATTCAAGTTCTGTCCTTCCATTTGACTGATTGTATAACTATCAATCTTACCGTTGTCTTTCATTTTCTCACAGTGCGTAACATATTCGTTAAGCAAGCGATATCCTGCTGTTGAGTTGCGATGTTCTGGTTCTACCCAGTATGCAACTTCACTCATAATTGCTTTGTTGTTGTCCCATAAGTAGGGCGTTTTAATTGCTAATAACATACCATTTAATTTATTTTGTTTTTCACTGACTAAACCTAATCCACCACCAATGATGATATAGGTAAGAATTTTAAGTGCGGTTTCTTCACTCTCAACTGGAATACTTTTAACAATGCCACTACCCTGATAATTTCTGAGCATTTCAGCAATTTGTGGTATGTCAAATTTGTTTGCTATTCTAATCATCTGTTGCCCATATTGTTTTGTATTAATGAACTTGCCGCAGTTGCTGCCGCACTACTATTTGTAGTACTGCTAGATGGATTATTACCAAAGTCAAATGTTCTTCCAGCAATACTATAAACTTGATCCATTGACGTATCGTTTGGATAGAATTCTTTCCAACTTTGACTATTTGTTTTGCGACCAGCAATACGATTTGCTAACACACTTTTAAAACTACTTGCGTTAATTGTTACGCTAAATGTGTCATCATTAGTTGAATCTTGCAAATCTTCACTGATGTTATAGCTTGTAACAATACCACTGAATCTTTGGTAAGCATTTACTAAATTATAATTATCATCATAAAAGCCACGAAGAATTAGTAATTCACTACCTCGTATCTTTGTACCAAGCACTGCAAAGATGTTATCGCCATTAATGGAACTTAATGTAATTGATGTGTCTGCTGATGTAACACGAATGTCACGTTGTTGTACACCAACAGCTAATAGTCCACCTAATGGCGTATAGTTTTGACCATCAATCGATTGGTCATTGTATGCGCTACTAAAAGTATACACAGTTGTATTTGCTGTGTTAGCAACGTCATTAAAGATTGTAAGTTTGACAAATTCAGCGTTTACAACTAACGCTTTATTACCTGCTACGTCTGGTATTACTTCCATATTATGCCTCTACCTTCTCAGGATAAGACCATGACCATGATCCATCTTTATTATATTTTCTTTTTCTTCCAGTCACTGTTTGTGATTGTTTTGTAGCACCTTTTTGACCATTAATAGCGGCGATTGGATTACTTTTACCTTTATTCCATGCAATAAGGTTGGCTTTTCTCAATGATTCAGTAAGATTCTTTTGATGTTCAGATGTTCTTGGAATCTTTCTTCCAAGATTACCTTCTCTTTTATTTGCTGAGGCAGGCTGAATGAATACATTTTTATATTCATATGCACCACTATCATTATACCTACTCATTACATATTGATTCATACCTGCTCCTCGTTTTTCCCATTTTCCTGACTTTTGCCAAATTTCCCACCATTCTTCATATGTGAGATTAAATTCTATTCCTCTTGCTTTTGCTTTACTTTTATGACATGCATATTTGTGTCGTTCTTTATAATCTAATCTTTTTTTAATTGGCATACAAATTCCTTTAAGATATTTATTATGCATCTCTTACACTTGAATATTTCACGCGGTACCAACGAACTCATATAGCTCAAAGCTATCGCTAAACTCTAGCAATGCATTGTTAGTTGTTGTTGTACCATTACCAATATAACCACCAACTGTTAATTTATATGTTGGCATATTTGGGCAGAACATATTGAACTGACAGTTATTACCAACAATGATGCCTTCACCAACTACTGAGGCAGATATGATATTTGGTCTAGATGTTGTAACAACAACTGAACCAGAACTGCCACGCAATACTTGTGTTGTGCTTGTGAATGGGTAAGGATGTTCATCTAAGCCACCAATCTGTATCAAATCGTTTGGTTCAAATAATACTGTACCCGCACCTGCTGGTAAACCAGTGACATTTAATGTTAATTGATCTCCAACAAAACTAGTAACTGTAACTCCTGAAGTTATTTGTCCTGTTGTATATGCACCTTGATATTTAAATATCCAGCTTTGTGCGGCAAGATTGCTGAATGTAACAATTTGTGGAGTAATACGATCTAATGTATCTAATTGTTCCATTAATGCACGTGCTTGACTATATCGAAATCTATTAGGCATATCTAATGTAAGATGCCATGGATTGCGTGTAGGAGTTTGACTCACTCTAGGTATTTCGTTTCGTGTATATTGAATGCCAACTGTCTTGCGACGGTTAACATCTATTCCATTACAATAATTTACGATTGTTTGTAAACCTGACATATTATTCCTTATCTGTTACCATATGGTAATTCTTTTTGTGCTAATTGCATTGTACCTAACATTGTTCTACGATTTGTTGCAAAGAATTCTGCAACTGATTTACTATCGATAGCACTAACATTGTTTGTAATATATGTATTTGTTATTGGAGCATTACCCATGCTTGGTGTACTTGCTTTTGCACCCATTTGATTGTTAGGTATGATCTTACCTGCACCTGGTGGTACAAACAGTTCAGGACCTTTTTCACCAACGATATATGGTTGATTGCCCTTAACTGGTCCACCTTCTGCCATAAATAAATTACCAAATATACTTCCGGCGTTACCAAACATACTACCAAACAGTTTAGTTGCTTGCGCTTTCAATGCCATCTTTGCTAAGTCTTGTATAACACTACGGGCAAAGTCACCAAACTTAAACTTACCAGTTGTAACAAAATTATCTATAGCACTGTTCATGTTATTGAACATACTTGTAGTTGCATTCTGCGCTAACATAAATGGATCCATACTTCTTGCAATAGATTCCATTGCTGTCTTAGCACCTGCTACACTATCATTTCTACGAGCAATTTGTACATCGTAGGCTGTTTGTTCTAGTTGTCTGCGTTGCTGATAATACTTTGTATCTTCAGACATTCTTAACTGAATGTCATCAATAGCGACTTGATTGCCGGCTTGCTCTGCTAACTTTAATTCTTTAGTTAAGTCAATACGCTTCTTAGTTTCTTCATTCTGTAAAGCCATTAACTTCAATTGAGTTTGATCTTCTAATGTAATTGCAGTACCAAACTCAATTTGTTGACGCATTAAGTCTAAATCTTTTTGACGGCTTGCTAACATTGCGTCTGTTTGAATTGCAGTTGTTACTTCTTGCAATCTTATATTTCTTTCGTACTCTGCTCGGTTCAATGCCAATGTAGCAGTTAATTGATCTTTCTTTAGACCAATTTGTTTTTCTAATTCAGTAATAACACCTTGATTAGTTCCACGACCTTTAGATTGCTCAACTTGAATTTTACCTTCTAAGTCTTTGATTTCATTTGCTGTTTTGGCTCTAATGTCTGCATTGCTCTTAATAACACCACCTAGGCTAGATTCCATTCCAATTGTATCGATTGTAATTTGACGCAATTTATTGGCTTCATCATTCTGCAACTTCATTTGCATTGTTGTTTGTTGTGCAGTAATTCTTGCTTGATCTCTAGCCTTTTGTTCTTCTTTGGTATACAGACTAGCTGTTGCAACTGCGGGCTTTTTAGACGGAGCATTAGTACCTGGTGTTTCTCCGGTTGCAGTTCCCATCTCACTATTAGTATCACCTAATGCTTTATTCAATCCAATGACTGCGGCTGTGGCGGCTACTGCACCTGCGGCAATGATAGCCCATCCTCTCGGACCACTCAATGCTGTCAATGCTGTCTGAACAATGACAGTGCCTTTTAATGCTGTAGTTAATAATCTAATAGCGGATACAATTTCAATGATTGTGCCAACTGTTTTAATTGCAAACATTGTTGCAAACACTGCACCTAATGTCTTAACTATAGTTTCTGCTTGTTGTAATGATAATCTAAAATCGTCTGTTGCACCGATCAATGGTGTAAGACTAGTTAATACAGCTTTTTGCAATGTGCCAAAATTAGCATCTAATGCATCCATAATCTGTCCAGCTTTTTCAAGTTCAGCTTGGAACTTATTAATATCTTTAGTTTCAAAAACTGCTTGTAATTTAGCTGGGTCAATGTTTCTAAATGCTTTACCAAATATTTCTATACCGGCTGCTGTACGTGCGGCACCAGCATCCATTTCTGACAATTGCTTTATGGCTTGTGTTAGTAGTTCTCCAGAACTTAATCTAGTTAAATCATTTAACTTTATACCAACTTTACCCAATGCGTCTTGAGCCTTTTCACTACCACTTGCGGCTTGTTCTATGTTAACGTAGAATGTAGTAAGTAACTTACCAACATCTTCAACATTACCACCAGCCAGTTTAAGACTGTCTGCTAACGCACCCACTTGACCAACAGCTATACCAGTTGCATCTGCTACATCGCCCATAGCGTCAGCGGCTTGTATTGCACCAGCTATAAACGCACCGAAACCAATGCCAGCAATTGTAGATCCTAGTCCACCAAGACTATTCTTTAGTTTATCAACTGCTTGCTGACCTTGTACATCAACTTGAATTTTATAATTGTCAATGGTTGCCATTGTTCGTCCTTATTTTATTATAACGCCTAGCTTTTGCCTGACGTAATCTCTTATGTGTTTTATTGTAGGCTCAGTCATACCTTTTGGAGCTTGCTCACTACCACGCAAACCTCTAGTTGTCATGTGACGACCCTTATCAAGTACATTAGCGTAAGCATAGTCTGCATTAATAGTGTTGCCCTGCAATTTGGTACTGCGTTTTGCATTGCCACCATTTTTCTTTGCAATAGGTGTTACATCAACAAACTTTGTAAATGCCTCTTTGGCAATATTTTGACTGTTCAATGTACCTAACACTTTGTTTAATCTGTCAACTATGTTACTTGCCATTTGCTTTCTCCATCATACTCTCTAACTCAGCCTGACTAAACTCATAA